CGGTAATGTTTAACTTTGCAAGCTCCTCTTTTGGATTATCTGAAAGTTTAACAATACTCTTTATTTTTTCGGTGCGTTCAGATGTTGTGCTGATACCTGCTTGGCGAAAAATGTAGTAGATAGATGCAATGCTAACTCCAGTTCCACTTCTTTGCAAAGCTACATTATAATCTTTTTCTGCTTGTCTATGCGAATATTTTGGCGATGATTGGCAAAGTGAATGGAAGTAGTTGCGACCACTTTCACTAAACTCTTGGGTTAACGCAAAAGCCAAACGTATGTAATCCTCATAATTATCGAAAAGATTCATAGGTGCAGCCTTGACTACCATCTCATCAAAATCAGTTTTAACAACAACAGGCTTTGCCTTGGGTTTGTCTTTTTTCTTGAGGTAAGTCTTAAATGTTTTTGCTTTTTTGTTGATGTAAATGTCTGGGTCATAAGACACGAATCTTAATCTGCTTGTGTCTTTACAAGACTTGTCCAGCACAATTGAAAACTGAACCATAAAGTATTGCTCAAGTGAAAGAAACGCATCTAAATGCCTTGTCCCATCAATTTTTATAAAGACTGCATAGCCATTACCACTCAATGAACGATGCACGGAGTAAACATATTCGTTACGTTTTATTCTTTCAATATCAACTTCAGCTATTTGGTCTTTCGCATCAATGTCAAGGCAAATGAAACCACTATGTTCAAGTAATTTATTAGCTGCACGTTGCTTAAATGAGCCACTTGCAGTAACGCAAGTTGTTAACTCTTTTTGTGTGCGCCCGGCACGAAAGTTAAGCACCTCATCTTGCCATCTGCCATTTTTTATGCCATCAAAATATTCATCAACCTCAATGCTGGCTTCTGATGTGTTACTTTTTGCGCTATTAAATACTGATATCATTTTATATGAATTAAAGAAACCCCTACTAAAGTGCGCCACCGCCAAGAGGCCACACTAAAGTAGGGGTTATGTTGTTAAATTTCTTCAAGTTGGCGGTTATTTCGTTTACAAAATTAATGAATCTTACCCAAAATAGCAATCATTTTTTTATCATATTCCTCAAGCCATTCTCTGCATTGAATAACACGTTGAATTATTTGCTGCTCAATAGTAACATCGCGCTGCACTTGATAGGCCACCCATCTTTCGTTATCAGGTAAGTCATCATACACAACCTCTCCTTCGTAATTAGCTTCCTCTGGTGTGTTCATTAGGCCATGAAAAACTATAAAAGTTGGTCGCTCATAAAGTGCCATGTAACCTCTGCCTTGCCATTCGTAGTCGCTATTAATTCCCTCAATAGCTTGCTGCTGCAATGTTTTTCTTGACCAAGCAGCCTTAACATCAACGATTAAATGATTAGTGATTACATCGCAAGTGCCAACCATCCATTCATTATGCACAGTTACCTCATTCTTTTCGGCCATACCCAAACCGATTTGCTCGGCCATAAAATCAATCAGGTCAACCTCAACCAGGTTACCTTTCATAATGTACTTTGAATGAATCTGCTCGCGGTCATTCGCATACCATTCCATTAAGAATGTTTTGCAGGTTGCTGAAAGCTCACCTTTAACTTTCGCGTTGCTCATAATCTTCCCGATTTGAGAGCAATGTATTTTAAAAATTTTATCCATTTGTCAATAGTTTTTCTACCTCGTTAGTAACATTGTATTTTTTCTTAATCGCATCTATTGTAACTGATCCCGCAGCGATGGCTGCTTTGGCTTTTTCAATTGCTTCACCGGTCAATGTCGGTTTAACTACTGGCTTGGTTGACACCCTAACCGCATCATGAATCTCACCGAATGCTCTGACCTTTTCGGTTGTTAATACTATTTGTTTGTTTGTCCAATCCTCAATGAATGGACTGCACAATAGTTTTGAAATGCGCTTTAAGTTGGTAGCATTAGCGACCATCGGTTTGCATTCAGCAAAGTGAACGATGCAGCATTCGGATTCGCCACCTTTGCCATCGTGTACCTTTTCTTTGTCAACCTTGGTTATGGTAACTGTTTTGTCTGCATCTGTTAAATCCCAACCACCGATGTAGTTGGGGTTTCGTAATTTTTTGAAATGTGTTTTTGTGTTCATGTTAGTTGTTTTTGAATGTTATTAAAATGGGACTTCTTGATCAGGTGCTGCTTCGGTAAATGGGTTTGAGTCTATTTTCCAGCAGGCAATTGTGTTAAACACCTTAACCTCACCTTGTGGAGATGTCCACTCTCGCCCACGAATGTTAATGTGAGCTTCAATGTCCTGACCAACTGAAAGCGAATCCGCAAGTGAGCAGGCTTTCTGCTGCAATTCAATTGATACTATTTGTGGGTACTGGTCTGCGGTTGTTAGGATTAGTTCTCTCTTTGAGAATTTACCATCACTAACTGTTGTCGTTGCGCCTATGCGCTTGATTGTTCCTTTGATTGTCATAATTGTTTATTTATTTGTTTTTGTGTAAAAAATCTGTTAATACCATTGAAAGAAATGAGGTGTGCGGAATGTAATCGTTGAATTGCAAGGTGATTTCGTGCTTATCGTTGCTTACTGCCAAGTCACATAGTTGCATTGTCCAGAACGCATCTTTACGGTCAATAGAAGCGGTTATTTCGTTGTCTTTATTCCATACGTAGAATGTTTCGTTATCTGATTCGTATTCAATACGCTCTTTAGAATTTTCGATTTGCCACGTTGTAAGTGTTGATACTTTTGTAATCACGTTAATTGGGTTCATGTTAGTTTGTTTTTTAAGATTAATATTGATTTTGGTATGATGCTACTATTTTATTGTAGCAATGTTTTTTGGCTTGTTGGTGCATTGCTTTGTTGCTATCATCATTCAACCAATCGTAAGCTTCAGAATCGGTTGTGTGCGCTTGAATTTGTTTACCTCTGTAAGTAGCCGATACGATGTATTGTCCGTATCCGTTTCCTCTGCTAATTTCTAATGTTACTTTTCTAAATGTGTTCATGTTGTTAGTTTTTAAAATTAGTAATTGTTATTTGTTGAGTGCAAATCTACAACTACTTTTTAAACCTACAAATTTATTTTAACCTTTTAACATATTTTAACAAATCGTTTCGCAAGGTTATAGACCTTAAAATGTTGAGGTTTCCAGTTAGCGACACGATTTCGCAGGATATTCTTCACCTGTTCTTGGGTCATATGGCACTTTTCTCCAATGGTTACGAATGCGCCTTTACCAGCGTTCCGGCCATAGGTTTGCACTCTTTCGAGATTGATGACTTTAATGGCATCGTAAGCTTCTTGTAGTTGTTGAGGTGTTGGTTTTGTTTGTTTCATAGTTCTGACATTATTAATATTTGATTTGTATTTTCTTTTTTTGCTTTCGCTATGGCCATATAAATGTTATTCGCTATTCTTTGTTTAAATTCTATTGCAGCCTGGACAGTTGCGAAATCTTCGCTCCAATCTTCAGCAATTTTCGATTTGTTTTTTAATCGTTCTACTATGCCCGAAATTATAGTTGTGATTTCGTGTACTTTGATTCCGAACACCATAGCGCATTCAACCGATGTAAGACCACTATTGTATTTTAGCCAGACATCCCAATGTTGTTGCGTTATTGTTGCAGGCTTCGGAACGTGAATGTAGCTATCACATATTGCCCTGCCTAATTTGCGTTTAGTTTTAGTTTTTTGCATTTTCCAAATTGAATTTAAGTAAGACAAGCGCAGAATGAATAGCCTCTGCATTATGACCTTTGTATTTTAATATTGAGCCACGTTTTGGTTCAATGGCATTCGGGTTTGGTCTATAACCAAAGAGTAATTTTTGAATTAGTGCTTTCATTTGTTAGTTGTTAGATTAGATATTACCAGTTATTGCAATAGCATTCCCATAGTTATAATGTGAATGTGTTTTAGTTCCAGTTTTGAAAAAACTAAAATTTTTGTCATAATAAACCATTACTCCATATCTATCCCAACATCTTAATGCTCTCACAATAAATTTATTGTGTTCAACATTACATACTACACCAGTTTCAATTATTCCGTTTTCTTCAAATGTTACTGTTTGATTAATTTCTACGTTTTCAAATTTTCTTGCTTTCATTGTGTTAGTTTTAAAAGTTTCGGCAAACCTACTATAAATTTTTAATAAAACAAAATTTGTATCTAATTATTTTATTTTTATATTTGCCAAAATTTAAACTAATAACATTATGGAAACAACATTGACATTGCATTGGGAATATGAGGAAACCGACAGAGAAAACAACATCACAGGCGGTTGGGTATTAACTGATATTACGAATGGTAATACACCAGTTTATTTAAGCCCAAAATTAGAACAACTTTTAAACGAAGAATTAGATCCTGAAAACTTTTAAACTATGAAAACAAAAGCATCACTTATCTTATGGGCAGTATCAGCCCTTTTTATGTCATTTTGGGCGGTTAAATTCGCAATGACTGGGGTTTTCTTTGGAAATTCCGAGTTACTTACCTTTAGCATATCATTTTGCGCCTCGTTAACTAGTGCGGTGTGTGGTGCAGGATTTATGCAACAATGGCTAAAAAAATGAAACTGCTCTGGAAACCAACAAAACTAACCTGCGAATTTATTATTTCTGATTTCGCGAAAAGCGAAGGAGTGCAAAAAGTGATAGGATTTTCACGAGGTTGGCATCATTGGAATAGCATTAGGCTTGGCATTAGAAAAGAAGAAGATTATTGTGTGTTGTATTTCTATGCGTATATCAAAGGGCAACGAATAATTCAAAGATTAGGTAGATATTCAATTGATGAACTTGTTAAAGTTAGATTGCACTGGGGTCATTATATCGAATGTAAGGCTAACAATGGTTATGCGTTTAGAGTGGCGCCAAAGTGTTCATTTCCGATTGGGTATCTCTTATATCCATATGCTGAAAAAGATGGTGTAGAGGGTATAGAAGTGCCGATTGATATTGAGATAATTAATTTAAAAATAAACTAATTTATGAAACCAAATAGTTGTGCGTGTTATGGCTCTAATGACATACACGAATGCTATTGTAATAATCAAAATAATATGAAACAAACAGCAGTTGAGTGGTTAATGGAACATCTTACGGAAATAAAAAAAGATTGTAGACTTTCAGAGATAAGTTCATTATTTAACCAAGCCAAAGAAATGGAAAAGGATCAGATAATAGATTCAAACTATAATGGTCAAAGTATTGGTAAAAAATTAATAGATATTGATGTACATCAAATGAAAATAAAAGCAGAACAATACTACAATAAAATTTATAAAACAATATGAAACCCAAAGATGAAACCAAGCCCTTTGAAAGTCGTTTATTAGAAGACCTACACCCAACATTAGCTAATGCTTACAAGAAAGCAGAAGCGCAATTCAACGCTATCCACAACGATGTTCACGTTATTATTGTATGCACTTATAGAAACAATGCAATGCAAGAAGTTTACTTTCATAAACGACCAAAGATTACTAATGCCAGAGCAGGGCAGTCACCGCACAACTATTACCCATCAAGGGCATTTGACATTGCCTTTGTGAAAGTTGGTAAACGTGAACTTGATTATTCTGCAAAGCATTTCAAAGAGTTTTGGGAGTTGCTGCAAGTGGCATCAAATAAATTAACTTGGGGTGGTAACTTTAAATCGTTCAAGGATTTACCCCACGTGGAACTTACTAACTGGAAAATGACCATCATATGACAAGAGGAACACGCTACACTAATGGTAAAGAGGTAATTACATTTGTCAAAATAGATTTCATTGTCATCGGAGGTCGAAAGATAGACCACGTTTATTTTCGCAGGAAAGATAAACACGATTTGATTATGCCTTTGGTAGAATGGAATTTAAAGGGTAAATTTGAGTGGGAAATAATTAATTAAAGTTTTGCGGCTTTGTGTCTGTTTGCCCCTTGCACAAAGTTTCAAGTTTACCACAAATGTTGATGGGGCAAATAGCACAAAACCGCTGTTATACGCTGGCACGGTTGATTTAGTAGAATGTTTAATTGGAACACGATAAAAAAGAAAATAAATGCGAAGCGAGGGAAAAATAGAATTGTTTAATGAGGACTGTATGCTAACTATGAAAAGGATAGCATCTGGAACTGTTGATTTAATATTGACTGACCCACCATATAATACTACTCAATGTGAGTGGGAATACGATATTGATTTAACGGCTTTATGGGCTGAATGGCAAAGGATATTGAAGCCGAATGGAGTAATATGTGTTTTTGCGGATGAACCGTTTACAAGCCGTTTAATTATGTCAAATTTAGATTGGTTTAAGATTAGAATTACTTGGGATAAAATGACTGGCTCAAACTTTTTGAACGCTAAAAAAATGCCATTAAAACAAACTGAAGATGTAGTAATTTTTTCAGGCGTGAAAAATGGGCAATACACTTACAACCCGATTTTGACTGATAAACCTAAACACAATATAAGACCTGTTGGAAATAGAAAGCCAAGTGTAAATAATACTACATACGGACAACACAATGGACAATATTCCACGGATTACGACCCAACAAAAAACTATCCGACAAATTTACTTTCAATAATGGCAAAGCAAGATGAATGTAATAGCGTGAACCGATGGCATCCAACTCAAAAACCTACAGAAATTATGCAATGGCTTGTAAAGACATTTAGCAACCAACACGAAATAGTTTTTGATGGGTATAGTGGAAGCGGAGTAACTGCCATTGCTTGCGAAATTGAAAATAGAAACTTTATAGGAAGTGAACTGAATGAGGAATATTATAAAAAAGCATTACAACGAATTAAAGATGAAACGGCACAACTTAAAATCTTTTAATGGTTTTGAAAAAACCAACAGAAGCGTGGGGCATTTATTTTCTTTTTTACTTCCACAAAAGTTCAATTGGAAAACGGATGTAGTGCTTGCGTATAACTACCTTATATACGCTACTAATATCGCATATCCAACAACATCAAACACTATGAATCTAAAACAGAAATACCGCAGCCCCGACAACAAGCAACTAAAGAAGATTGCAGACTACTTAATCTATGTTTTGCTGCCATTTATTCAAACAAGTTTAGCACTCGCAGAAACGCAAGGTCTAATCACTTTAAAGCAAGCGTTTTGGGGCGGTTTGGCAGCAACATTTTTATTGATTAATACTAAATTCTTAACCAAATTCACAACCGAAACACCAACCAGAACTGCGGTTATTGATGGTGATGGGTGCTAAAACAAACAATATGAAACCACACCACCAACTTATAACCTTTGCAGTCTTATGCTTACTGCTAATTATCGGTTTAAATCATTGCGCCAAAGAGAAACCGAAAGTAATCCCATTTGATTACAAAGCAGAAGCCGAAATGATGAAAAAACAATTCGGTATAGAACAAGCAATATTGCTCAACCAACTGGAAGCAGCTACCCGAAGACTGCAAGTTGCGAACAATGCAAAAGATTCGATTAGAAAGCGTGAAATATCTTTGAGCAACACTAACATAGCTTTGATGAAGAAGTTGCGTAATACGCTGCCAAAAGAGTGCGATACTGTATTTGTTCTATGTGATGAGATAATCAATGTTAAAGATAGTAGTTATGCAGCCTTGTTTAATGCGTTTCAATTATGTGCTGATGGAAGTAGCATTAAGGATAGTTTGATAACCACTTACAAGGCGGAGAATGTTACCGATAGCACGTTGTTGGTAATCAGCAAGCAAGAAACCAAGCAGCAACGCAAAGGTAAAGTAGCAGCGTGGTGTGTTGCTGGTGCAATGTTTTTAGTTTGGCTTGTTGTGGGATTGAAATAAATTAGTATATTTGCCACGTTGTGTAGGAGCAATATAAAAAAATTTTAACAAAAGCCTTGACTGGTGCGAACTCCTACTCGCATTAGTTGGGGTTTTTTAATTTAAAGAAATATGAATGTATTAAGTTTATTCGATGGAATGAGTTGTGGGCAACAAGCTCTTGACCGATTAGGAGTGAAAGTAGACAACTACTTTGCAAGTGAAATTGATAAGTATGCTATTCAGGTAACGATGGCAAATTACCCAAATACGAAACAATTAGGCAGCGTTGTTAATGTTGATGGGTATAGTTTACCAAAGATTGATTTACTTATGGGAGGATCGCCTTGTCAAAGTTTTAGTTTTGCAGGTAAACGCAAAGGAATGTCAACAAAGTGCGAAACCGAAATTCTAACCCTTGAACATTACCTGGAATTGAAAGCGGAGGGTTACGAATTTGAGGGACAATCTTACCTATTTTGGGAATACATGCGACTACTTAACGAATGCAAACCTACATACTTTTTGTTGGAGAATGTAGAAATGGGCGAAAAGTGGGAAAAGGTATTATCTAAAGCCATCGGTGTAAATGGCATACACATTAATTCTGCATTAGTTTCAGCGCAGAATCGTAAGAGAATTTATTGGACTAATATAGGAATGCAGCCAAGCGGTTTGTTTGGAGATTTGGAATCTATTATAGATCAACCGAAAGATAGAGGGATATTGCTAAAGGATGTTTTAGAAACGGAGGTTGATGAAAAATATTTTTTGAGTGAGAAAACGATTGCGACAATAACTAGGCACGGAAATAAAATTATTGATGAAAAAGAAAACCCTAAACAAAGTTGCACTATACACGCAAATTATTTTAAGATGGGTGGAAGAGACCAACAATACATTGTACACAACACAATGCCACGTTCATCAACAACTGGCAAAGGTGGAACAGGTCATTTAAGTAGAATTGATGGAAAAACCTATTGCTTGGATACCGGTAATACTAATGCGGTGGAAATAAAAAATAATTACATACAATGGGATAGTTCAGGCAAAGGCAATAATTCACAAGGAGAAAGAGCATATTTTGAAAATGGTAAAAGTGGAACAATTTCAAGTGGTAGCAAAAATTCGGGTCAAGTTCAACCAAAAGTATTAGTTACTAATGCGATTGAGGTTAGACAAGTTAAACAAATCAACACCAACAATAAATCTAATGGAGGAACACAACCATACCAACAAGACAGAATTTATGATATTGATGGAATTAGTCCTGCATTAAATACTGATGGAAGAAGTCACGCGGTAGAGGTAGTTCTTACAAGCAAAGATAAAAGACTAAAACAAACTATTGATGTAAATAATTTAGTTTATGGCGAAGTAAAAGCTCTTGATGTTTATAATCAATCAATACACAATAGATATCCAACACTTAAAGACCCTAAACATAATGATAGAGCATTGTTTGATGGTTCACGCATCCGCAGACTAACACCAATTGAATGCGAACGCTTACAAACAGTTGCAGATAATTACACCAACCACGTTAGTGATTCACAAAGATATAAGATGTTAGGAAATGGTTGGACAATAGATGTTATTGCACATATTTTGAAATACGCAAATTTTTAGTATATTTGCCCTGTTCAATGTTAGTTATTTTTAGGTTGAAGCACTTGCAGAAATGCAGGTGCTTTGTTATTTATCATCAATGATGCCCAGCGTAACTAACAAGGCTATTACACCGCCCTTAAAAAAGCGACCTACATTCTTTGCGATTGCTCTATACTGGTAAAGCATTGAAATAAGGTAAAACAACAAAACAAATAAAACTAATATCAATGGCTTTAATGCTACAATTTCTTGATTAGTCATTTTTGTTTTTCTTTGCTACCCTGTAAGAAGCCCACATTGAAACTAATAATGCACCTAACTTTGCGCCATCGTAAATCGTGTCATAGATGCCGACTAAATTCATATTGCCAAACCAGTCCGATGTCCACACACCTGCTTGAATGATTACCGATGTAATGATGACTAATATGCTATTGTCGGGATGTTGCGAATGTATCATAAAGGATAAGTTGGTAAGGTTTCTAAAAATTGTGCAGCAGTTTCTTCATTTGGATTCAAAGCTACATAATTAGCCACTAACTTGCAAGTAGTAATCCACCAATCAATAATACTTTGCGCTTCTGCTCCATATTCGGCATCGTTTACCCACATTGATACCTCACCGATTGACAAATAGTTATTATCTGTTAATATTTCTTGCATCATATCGTTATGATACTTGTTTGTTGGGCTTTCAGTAATTATTTCGTTGCCATCAATAATCCACGATTTACGACCATCGCCTTGTTGTTTAAATGTTATAGTCATTATATTGTCATTTGTAAAGTTAATGAAGGAATCCAATTTGCGGGATTGGTTGCAAACGCTGGTGTTGTAATTTTAATTGTGTAGTCATCAGTTGTGTTTACCGCTATTGACAGTCCGCTAAATAGTTGTTTAAGCGTTGTACTTGTACCAAAGTTTGATGTAAATGTGCCTATTGATGTATCTGTTGCAGTAGTTACGTTTCTTAAATAAATATTTACTGTTTCTCCGCTTCCATTAGTTGTTTGCTCTAATGTAAATGATGCTGCGGTAACTGTGCCTGCGGATGTAAATTTCCACGCTCTTCTTGCATCAACAGATCCAGGAGTTGTTGCTATATTTCCCATATGATAACTTACAGAATCACTAATTGTACCAGTAATTACAGTACCAAACAATGTCAATGTTTGCGTGTTAGTTTTCAATGCCAACGCATCAAACACCGCATCCTCACTTGGTGCTTTGTCAGTCACACCGTTGGTTATAACTTGTGTAATATTGCTATTGGTAAGTAAAGATTGAAGCGCATTGCCATCGTTTTTCCACGCAGGGTTTCCACTATTGTCGGCATAAAGTACACTTTCGCTGCCGCCTGCAGTTGCTGCTGATGATTGATGTTTAAGGTTTAGATGCCCGTTGCCTGCAGTGCCTTTAATCTTTACAAATTTAGCATCAAGTCCATTATTGCCTAAGTCAACATCGG